ACCCGAAACCTACAGGAATTAGGGGTTGATAGCATTGAAGCACTGAAGTATTTATTCCCTTCAAAAACGGATGACGAAATCGCGAGCATGCTCTCCGGTTTCCCATTCCGAATGGTAGGGGAAGTACAGAGGGCCTACTCCGCATTTATAGATCTCGTAAATCTAGAAATGCGGACACCACATCCGCAGCAACCGAATTTACCGATGGCTGCGGATCCGAGACTCGATCTCACTCCCTTCCTTTACCGAACACTCGAAAGCCTACAAAAAGAGGTAACCTATGCAGGCCGATACCGCAATGCCGACCCAATCGGCACCCCAAGTATCCCCGACCCAGCCGATCAGCTACGGGGCTCCGGTGGCGCAGACGGCGGCTCAAGCGCCAGCGGTTTCAACGACTTCCCAATGGGTGGCGCCTTACCAGCAAATGGCGGCCCCAGCCCCGCAAATGCAGGCCCAGATGGGGGTGAACGGCTACCCATCAGTCCCTACAGCGTCGTACCCCCAAGCACCCCAGGCGCCCCAACAAGCGGAGAACCCGTACAAGGAAGCGTTCAACCGGGTGGTGGGGCTCCTGAGTTCGCCCGTCCAATTCCCCTTCCAGGGTCAACAGTCGAATCTGAGTCCCCAGGTCGATCCGGCCAGCTACGCTTCCCAGCAGGCTCCCCAGTACAGCAACGCGGGGATGCCGACCTCTATGCCTGGGATCAACAGCAACCAGGCCTACTCCAACGGCTCTTCCCAAACTTCTCAGGAAATCAGCCCCCAGCAGCTCCGCGCCAACGGGGTAAGCGAAGCAAGTCTTGAGGTTATTGACCACTTCGGTCCCGACGTTCCGGCGATCCTCAATAACTACGCTTGCCAACTGGAAGATGCTCTGATCACCACCAACAACCAGCTGATCGAAGCCGTCAACCTGCTTCAGGAGCTGTCGAATGAGCACAAAGCTTACGAGACCATCCTGACCGATCCCGACGTGCTCGCCGACTACACCTGTGAGTTCTTCGGTGAGAATGGCCCCTATCCGATCCCCGATGAAGAGATCGGCTATGCCGCTCCTCAACAAGCCCAGGGTCAAGCTGTGGGTCAACAGTTCCAGCGTCCGGTCGCCCCTCAGCGCCCTGAAATGCCGGTTCCTCCCCAGCCGCAAGCCCAGGGTAATCCTGTGGACTTCTGGAACAGCTTTGGCTCCCTGGCCGAGCGTGATCCCGGCAATGCCTGGCGCTATCTGAACGCCGCTCAGGCTAACCCCGAGGTGTTCCGCCAAAAGCTCCTGGTGATGGAGTGATTTCGTTAATACAGAGAATGTAAAATAAGGGGTAGCAAACGCTGCCCCTTTTTTATTCAAAAAGGATTTATTATGGCATCAAAAAAAGCAAGCGCTGGGGATAGAGCCGCTCAGTTTCTCGCTAGTTTCGGGACTGCAGGTGGTCCCATCGGCTCTCCTTCGCTCGTTGCATTTGGTGCTGGCGATACCGCACGGCAAGTCCAATCTGGCAACATTGACGAGTATTCCGCAATCAGGGCATCGGCCGAAGCCCCGGTAGTGGGTAATCCCAATGCACCGCAGCCACCGATGCCCCGAGATCTTGAGGCTGCGTATTTAAAATTGAATTTACCAGGCTCTCCATTACCTCGTAATGGTCTGTTGATGCCTCAATTCCAACGTGCCGCTGAATTTGCTCAGAACCAATCGATTGCTAATGAGCAATACATGATGCAGCGTTTCCTGCCTCCCACCGGTCAACTGCCGATGGGCATCCAACCCCCTATGCCCCAGAAAAAAGGTAGCCGCTGATGGACAAATCTAAAGCCAAAAAGGCCGTCAAAAAGTCGTCCGAACACAAAAAACAGGCAGAATCCCAAGCTGCTGGGGCACTGCTGGCAATGAAAGCAGCTGGTGGCGGGGCAATTGATCCAGAAGTGCAGGCTGCAAAAATTGACATGCAACCAGCGGATGGTTACGTGAATCCTTATCACGCCATGGGTGCTATGGCTCCGATGCTGTACTCTGCTGGCAATATGCTGGACGGATACAATTATCCCGTGATGGTAAATCCGGAAGCTTAATAATCCGGATTGATAAAGGATTGCTATAATTTTTTCAATGGAACCAACAGTTCCAGAGTTAACAGCTTTGGCTGTTGAGTTTGAGATCTCCTGATCTCAGGTATCAGCTTTCCCTACGCTGAGAAACCAACATGTTTATTGATAACGATTTTCCCAAGCTGTTGGGTGCGGAGCTGTACCGCCCCCATCCGGCTTATATCGTGGAAATGGCTTGCGAGCCTGTTGTTGTCCACGACTTCACCAAACAGCCTGGTCAGACCGTTCAACTGGACCGTTACCGCTTCTGGGGTAACCCCGGCACGAAGACCAACCGTGAGCGTACCCAGGATCAAACCATCGGTACTGCTAACAGCCGGTCCATCGTGAAGGACAAGGTGCTGGTGTCTCTCCGTGAGTACACCGGTCCTGCTGACCCGAACAATGCCAACCTCCCGAGCACCTTCAAGATTGCTCGCGAGACTCTAATGACCGCTCAGCGTCTGCTGCTGGACACCGGGAACCTTAACATGTTCCACCAGTCCATCGGTTCGCTGACCCTGCTGGACGACTATCGCCGCTGGCGCGACCGCGTGTTCTTGGACGAACTGTTCAAGGCCGAATCCCGTGGTCAGTCCTCCGACACCCAGGGTGGTTACTACTACCCGAACAACCACGCCAAGACTGGTTCCACCACTCTGGCTACCTATACCGCCACCGAATACGCTTCCGAGCGCTTCAAGTTCAACGTTAAGACCGACCTTCTGAACGTTGTGAAGAGCCTCCGCAAGCGCAACGTGCCTGTGTTCGCCGACGGTTACTACCGTTGTATCGCCGACCCTTCCTTCATGAAGGACCTGCGTGCTGACCAGGGCTTCCGTGAAGTGGCTCGCTATCCTGGCGCCGGCGTTCCCAACCCCCTGATGGGCGCCATGGCTCCTAACGCCGCCATCTATGGTGGTGGTCAGTTTGGCCAAGCTCAGTTCGTGGCTGGCGAACCCGTGATGCCTTCCGGCTTTGTGTTTGAAGGTGTGCGGTTCTTCGAATCCACCAACTTCCCCAGCAAGTCCATCACCGTTGACATCAACGACGGCGACGGCTCTGTTTCTCACGACACTCCTCCTGCCCTGTTCTTCGGTCCTCAGGCTGTGGGTGTGGGCATCGGTGGTCCGAACGCTCAAGTTCTGATCAACAACAACGATGACTTCAGCCGCTTCATCATCCTGATTTGGCAGCTGTACGCCGGTTTCGCGAACCTGAACAAGGACTTCGTGACCTGTGCCTTTACCATTACTGAGTGATAAAGGAGGTACTTAACAATGGCTGCTTACAAAGAAGAAGCCGGTGCAATTCTGCAACCCGGTAACCAGATCAACCGCCTGTCCTCCTACAACACCGAAGGTGTGTATGGCTGGCCTGGCGTTGAAGCCTTTGAGATGGTTGGCTACATCAAAATCGACAACCTCGCTGCCGATAAAGCCAGCTACAAGAGCTTCAGCATCACCATCCCCTCTCCTGATCGTCGCCCTGATGATCGGGTTCGCGACAACCGCACTTCCCTGGTTGTGCAGGCCAGCTCTGCTCGTCCTGCTTACATCTACGGTGCATCTCTGACCCTGGCTGAGGACATCCCCTCCGGCGGTCTGGCTGGCTTCCCTGCCTCCCCTGTGACCTGTGGTCTTCAGGGTACCGATACCGAGGTTCTGCTCCTAGGTCCTGACAATGCTGGTTCGCCTTTCGGCATTCCTTCTTCTCAGCTCCAGGGCTACTCTGCCGCTAGCTCCTTCCTGACCCTCGGTGCAACTGGCCTGGCTCAGGGCACTAGCTCCGTGGCTCCTGCTGGCTTCCCGTTCCTGAACGTGGTTGCTGCTAACGCCACTACCGCTACTGCTGCCAACCTGGCTACTTTTGCGGACCAAATGTGCCTGAAGGTGACCAGCGACACCACCTACAAGGTGTACAACCTGAATGCCATCACCAACACCAGCATCACTGGTGACGGTGTGAACATCAGTGCTGATGACTCGACCTCTGGTAAGGCTGCTTACCTGCTGTGCCGCATCAACTACCTGCGTCCTGCTACTGCCGTGTCCTGGAACGATATCCAAGGTTTCGTCGATTTTGCTTCCCAAGTGGGCGGCACCGACAGCTGATCTGTCAATCGATACAAATGGAGGGGCTCTTCGGGGCCCCTTTTTTGTTTCCTGTTGTTGGTTTGGGTTTAGTTTGTTAGGCTAAGCAGAGACTAAAATTACAACGATGCTGTATCAATACCGTGTAACCGGCGGTTTGGTGGAAATGATTGCGAAGCATGGCGATGGGATCGTCATGTGCATCGATTCCCAAGATGAAGTTCTTTACATCGATGAATCTGATCTGGTTCCGCACCTGGATGCGACCACTGAGCAGATCAAGACCGAAGAGCGCTTGACCGCACAACTTGCGTCAGAAGGTGTAAACCCAGCGATTCCCACGAAAAAGGAGACCTTCCCGTTAGATACGCGGATGAACATTAACACCGCTAGTGCCCGACAGATTGCGGATGCGCTCCCTGGTGTTGGTCTCAAAACAGCGCGAGATATCAAAGACCTTCAAATGTCGATGCCTGGCGAACGTTTCCAAAGATTGGAGCAATTGAAGGGCATCAAACGTGTTGATTGGGATGAAATTTTTAAAGAGAATTTAGTGCGCGTTGAGTAATTATTTGCGCGTGCTAGTGTGTTACTGGGTACATCTGAGATGGTGTACCTGTAACGCATTTCGTTTCAGTAATGCAACTCGATACCTTCCTCAAGTCTAAAGTCCGTTGGCACCTGGGTTATAACCTGACGTCTGTTCCGGCTGGTGACCAAGCGCGTCTAGAGGAAGCTGTCAACAACATCCAAGATTCGTTCTGGTATTCGAAAATTGTCGAACAGATCAGTCGGTGCGACGAGGCTGAAAAGCGCACTGACATGACTGGCAGCGTGAATAATAATACCGTCCCACGTAGTCGTATTGAGAGCATAGCCGGTGACGTTGATCGTACGATTGCGACCTCTGATTTCAG